TGCGGCGGCCCGATCCTGTCCGTCTCGCGCCATGACCAGATCCACCGGGTCGAAGTCGAAGAATTCCTCGAGGGCGAGCAGTGGACGCCTGAAGAGATCAAATCCATGACGGAGGCTAGAGATGCCCAAAAAGCCAAACCTACAGCAACAGGCGAATGACGAGCCTGCGGAGCCCTCCCAGGCGCCAGCCGGGCTGAAGCCGCAGGCCATGGGCCTTGCGCTGGCGCAGACCTATTCGCCGCCGGAGCTCTTGAACCTCGCCATCATCAAGAAATCCGACATCGCGATCATCGAGCGGCTGTCGACGCTGGCCGAGCGCTGGCAGGAGATGCAGGACAAGCGCCGCGCGCTGATGGCATTCAATAATGCCGTGGCGGACGCCAAGGCCAACATCCCGACCATCAAGAAGACCAGCCGCGTCAAATTCGAGTCGACGAAGGCCGGCGCGCGCGACACCGACTACATGTACGAAGATTTCGCCGCAGTGGCCGAGACTGTCGCGCCTCACCTTGGTTCCGCGGGCCTGTCTTATCGATACCGTCTGGAGCAGCCGACGGCAGATAGCGTCACCGTCACCTGCGTCTTGAGCCACCGCGATGGCCATATGGAAGAGACGCCGCTGACCTGCAAGGTCGATCCGTCCGGGAACAAGAACCACATCCAGGCGATTTCCAGCGCGGTCACCTACCTTGAGCGAATCACCTTGAAGGCAGCCCTCGGTCTCGCCGCCGGCAAGGATGACGATGGCCGCGCCTCCGGCCGGCCGATGAACGAGATCCCGGTCGACACCGTCAATGCCGACGAGATCGAGCAGCTCAAGGCCAAGTGCGACGCGGTCGGCTGCCCGCACGCCAAGTTTCTCAAATGGGTGCCGGTCGAGTCGTTCGAGGAGATCCCGGCGGATTATTTCCAGAGCTGCCTCGACGGCCTCAGCACCTTCAAGAGGTCGGCATAATGGAATCGAAACCGATGTTCGAAATCTACGACGTCGAGCAAGGCTCGCCGGAGTGGCACCAGCTCAAGCTCGGGATCCCCAGCGCCTCGATGTTCAAGGTGCTGATGGTCAAGACCGAGGAGAAAAAGGGCCGCGCCACCTATCTTTACAAGCTGGCCGGCGAGATTCTTACCGGGGAGCCGATGGAAAACTTCGTTAGCGACGCGATGGAGGACGGCAAGACCAAGGAGCCGTTCCTGCGCGGCGAATACGAATTCAGGCGCGACTGCGAGCCGCAGCTCGTTGGCTTCATCCGCAGCGGAAAATGCGGCGCTTCGCCGGATGCATTGATCGGCGACGCTGGGGTGCTGGAGCTCAAGCGCGCCGCACCACACATCCTTATCCCGATGAGGTTGAAGGCACTGGCGGACCCGACCTACTTTCCGCCCGAGCATCTCGCCCAGTGCCAGGGCGTCCTGATGATCTCGGGGCGCACATGGTGCGATCTTCTGGTCGGTTATCCGAAGATGGAGCCCTTGATCGTACGCACTTGGCGCGATCAACCCTACATCGATCAACTGCGCGATGCCGTCGATCTGTTCGAGCTCGAGCTGCGGCGGCTGGTTGCTAAACTGAGAACCACATGAAGTTGGAGCCGGTCGCGTTTGTCTGGGATGGGGCGGTTATGGTGCCGCTTGATCGCTTTCGGCCGCTCGCCCGGCGCCAATATCATCCGGGTCAGGAATACGCGCTGGTTCAGCACCTCGACCGCTCCGACGCCAGCCACAGGCATTATTTCGCCTGCGTCCGGAAGGGTTGGGAGAACCTACCAGAGCGCATGACCGAGCGACTGCCGACGCCCGAGCATCTGCGCAAGCGCTGCCTGGTGTGGGAAGGCTATGCCGATCACACCGAGATCCCTTGCGTCGACGAGGAGAGCATGGGCCGGCTGATCGCCGTGATCAGGAAGGCCGACGAATACGCGGTAATGACGCGGGAGGGACTGGTGCTGAACATCTGGAATGCGCAGTCCCAGGACCACGTCAGCATGGGCCATGACGCCTTCCAGAGATCCAAGGACGCCGTGCTCGGTCGCATCGCGATGTTGTGTGGCATCACCGTGAAGGAACTAACCGTCAACTCCAAGACCAACGCCTGAAAGGAAGTGCCATGATCGAGCCTGCCGTTGCGCTGCCCCCCGGCCTCAAGCCGTGGGTATTTTTCGATTGTGAGACAACCGGACTTCCCCTCCGATCCAAGAAAGGCGAGCCGCCGATCCCGGCCGATCATCCAGGCCAGCCTCGGCTTGCAGCGCTCGCGATGGTATGGGCGACACCTGCATTGGCGATCACTCAGAAGAAGCGCTGGTATATCAAGCCCGACGGATGGAAGATGGAGCCGGGCGCGACCAGGGTTAACGGGTTGACGGATCAGTTCCTGGCCGAGAACGGCCTGCCGATCGGTCACGTCCTCGACTTTTACGAGCGCGCGATCGCCGAGGCGCACATTTTCTGCGGCTTCAATGTCCGGTTCGACGCCAAGATCATGCGCGGCGAGCTGCGCCGAGCTGGTCGACCGGATCACATCCTGGAGACGCTGACGGTCTGCGCGATGATGAGTTCCGCCGGCGTGGTGAAGGCGAAGACGATTGACGGCCGGCCGAAGCCACCGAAGCTCGACGAGGCGATGCGGCATTTCAAGATTGAGTGGGAGGGCACGCCGCATACCGCGCCAGCAGACGCAATGGCCTGCCTGAGGATCACACGCTTCCTGTCGCAGATCGGCATTGATCTAACGCCGAAGGTTATCACTTCGGCATACGGGAAGCCTCCAAGCGGCGAGCTGCCGATCGGCGATCCGCAAAGCGATGGCTTTGGACGATGAAACTTCCGATCCTCACCGGCTTCGCCAAACGCAAGTTAACGCCGATGCAGGCCCGCTTCGTGCTGGACTGCCTGACGGTGAGCTCTCAGATGCGCCGGGAGGAAGGCTTCCAGCGGCGCCGCAAGGGGATCTACCAGGAGCTCGCCGGCAAATTCAGCGTCAGTGTCTCCTGCATCAAGAAGATCGCGGAACGGCAGAGCTGGCGTACACTGCGGCTGACGCAGCTCTACGACATCAAGGAACGATCACGATGACCGAACGAGATGTGATTATGCTCCTAAATGGAATTGCCGTTGGGGTAACTCTTGCCACCTTGACGCTGAATCCTCTTTGGTTGATGTGGGAGGAACGCTGTCATGAACGAACTTTTGGGGTGCCCATTCTGCGGCGGCGCGATGGTGGAAGTTACTGCTGAGGATGGCCACTATTGGGTGCACCCCGGCCGAAGGGGGATAGAGCGTGCAGACTGTTGGCTGGCTGACGCATGGGTCTCTGATGAGCCTGCTGGCGAGGGTAGCATTGGCGAATGGAACACTCGCGCTCATGCCCAACGAGCACCGATAAACCGGGATGAACTGGAACAGCGGTGCCAGGAGTTCCTGCTAAACGACAACAGAAAGGCGCGTAACGTTGTCGTTGCGGCTCACGAGTTCGCTGATTTCATTGTGGCTGAAATTGATCGCACGGCGCTCACATCGACACCTGCCGAGCCTGCCCAACGAGCGCTGGATGCCGAAACCATCCAAACGTTGCTGGACCTGCTCAATCCGCTGCACGGAGAGATTGACCGACAGACTTATGACGAGCGCTACAAGCAGGGGTTCGATGCGCCGGCAGACGCTGAATACAACGTAGACATCACCGCGCGCATGGAGCGGGACCTGACACAAGCAGTTCTGATCTTGGAGAACCGCCGCTCAACGCTCTCATCGACAGACGGCGGTGGGAAATGACAAAGCAGCAGCAAGAACTGATCTACATGGCATACTTGGGCATCTGCTCTCTTAAACGATGCGAGGCCAAGTGGGGCACGAGTTTGCAGGTTAAGCGATCAGCCGCCCTATTAAAGGCGATGGGAGATGCGTTTCCATTTATCGCGGAGCGCGTCGCCTTGTCGGCTCTTAGAGGTTCAGCGCTGCCCTCGACAATGCCCCCTTGCGACCTGCACGAAAGCATCTACGGACTAGATTGCACTAAATGCGGAGCGCATTGGATCAGTTCCGAGCATTTTGAGTGCGCGCTCCCCTCCACCCACAGATCGAACTTGAACTTATCTCGCGCTGCACAAGAGAGCCAATGACGCTGGTTTCTTAAATTCGGAACCCGCGTTCAGCGCCAGAAGCCCAGCATCCATCACACCTAATAGTTATCTCGCGCTGCGGCAATCGCTGCGGCGCAGGCACTTCTACGCTTCAAGATCAGCCGGATCTGAAATCTCGAAAACCTGTTTGCTATACTGACCTCACGCGCACCGAGAGTGCGTGGGCTGTTTGAAACGATGGAGATGAGGATGTGCGAGAAGGGCGAAGCTTGGCATACGATCGAAGGTAAGCACTTCGGGCAGTGCATGTGGCAGCAGCGATCGCCGAATCGTCGAGGGCTGCTGGAGGGTCTACTGCACCGAGCCAGCGGGAGGATCATGATCGTCGAAAAGATGTACGATGATCCGCTGCCTTCGCAGAATAGCTCAAAGCCGTGGCCGGACCTGATCGGGGTTAACGTCTACGCTCCGGTCGATCCCAACAACATGACGTGGGATGGCCTCG